CGGGTTTCGGATAGTAGAGATCGTGAAGGCCAAGAACACGGTCGCAAAGGGAGCGATCGCCGGGGGTGAGTCTGGCAAGGATACGGCGAAGAATCGCGCGTCCAAGATTGCCAGAGAGCTTGTCGGTTGCAGCACTGTAATCCACACTAAACCAGTGGGTGTCGAGTGGCGATGCAAGGAGACGGAGAGTCTCAATGTCCTCAGGAAGGAGAGGACGACCGATGAGTTTGAAGCATGGGAACTCACGGAGAACGGAATGGATGGCCTTTTGAACGCCTTTGACCTGGTAGTACTCAATCGCATTGCCCTTAGAGATCGTCAGAGCCTTGAGGGGCTCGAGGACGGTCTGAATGCGAGCCTGGAGCTGGTCAGTACTCACTTTCGTGAGCAGCGAGGACCAGTCCGAAGGCCAATTAAGTGAGAGAGGCTCGTCGGTGAATGAAACGACTTGGAGCCAGAGGTCAGTAGCCTCATCAGGGAGACCGAAGAGGGAGCGGGGGAACAGCCGATGGCTGAACAGCCCGCGAGGCGGAAGAGGACCCTCCCAGGCCCCGAAGGGATCGTCTGGGAGGAGTGGACCCTCCTCGCACATCAGGACGCTGCGAGTGCAGTTGAGCCGCTGGATGCGAGGACGGGGGATGACGAGTGGAACTCCGGAAAGTATGGAGGTCTCGAGAGAGAGGTGATGGGAACGGGAGAACAGAAGGTCGACTGCATGGGCAGAACCACGGAGCTCCATAACCGACCACACCTGCTGGAACAGATCGAAGCCGTAGACCATCCGGTAAAGGACAGTGTGGGCCTCGGCTGTACCAATATCAATACTATAAGCTAGATTGAATAGGTGGCCGGAGGCACCTCCGCTGGAGCGAGTATTCTCAAAGCAGGCGCTATTGCTAGCGGTGTAGAGAGAGCTGGCGGGGCGGGCGGTACCACAGGTTCGGAAGAACCCGCTTTTGGAGGCATCGTGGGAGAGGCGATCGTCTACTTCCTTGGCAACGTGCTCGAGGAGCGCGGAGAAGCCAGGTGTCGTATCGATCAAAGACTCGGCGTCCTCAGGAGAGAGAACGTCAGGGGTGGAGAGTGCTTTATAGTGCTCTTGGTATGTCATCTCGACAATACCAGGCGTGAGCGGTTCGGCACAACGCTTACCCTGAAGCCATGAATACCAGAGATGGGTATTGCGAGGGCAGAAGACCATGGTTCGATTCCGGAACCAGTGGCGAAAGGGACCCGACCATACAAGTGGTATGTCGGGGGAGGGGAGATCCTTTTGTCTCAAGTAGATCGCCATCGGCGTGATAAGCATGTTCTTCACACGCTTGAACCACACACGCTCGGTGGGAAGGTCACCTTCTAAGTAGGCACGAAGCTGCACAACCATATCATCAATGATTTGAGTGCCAGCACTATGTGCCCAAAGGAGGGTCTTGAGACCAGAGAGGACAGCCTCTGTCCGGGATTGTTTGACAAGAACACTCGCCGGAACAAGTGAACTTACTACCTCACCTGCGGTAGTACTAGTCGACGGTCTGCAAAGAGCAGACGCTGACACACAACTAGGGGCACGGACCACGCCGCCACCATCTCCTCTCTGGAGCTTGGATAAGCGCGGCGCCATGCCTTATATGTCGTCTAAAG